CCTTCATGTTTGAGTATGCCAAGCGTATCTTTCTATTAATATCATCTAACACTAGCGCATAAGCCCATCTAACGTGTTCAGCAGTACGCACACCGTCTGGAATAGCTAACACATGACTCACTTTACCGACAAGCTCATAACCGCGCCTTGGTATCGCTTCTAGCCCAGAATTGCTTTGTGCTTCTTCTGCCATATCCCAAAATGATTGGTAAACTTGATCAAGCATTAAAGCTGCATCGGGTCTTGTTTCGATTTTGTGTTGTTCGTCGTAGTATTCGACTCTTGCGTTAAAGTCTAGCGCATTGAATGAACCTGGGTTGTACATATTAGCTATGGCGTTTTTCATTTCTTCGCTCATATCTTCTTTTTTATAGTTGGGTTTTCTTTTTGGGTTGTTCTCTGGCTCGTCGAATATCATTGCCCTTGATAAAAAACCATTGGTGGCGCTCTCATACTCCATGAGTGCGTTAAACGTTACGGGAGTAGTAAACCCTAAGATTGATAAAAACGGGCGCTCTATGCCTTGATCTATCGACATCAATGCGCGCTCTACCTGTAACAGTCGCTTTTCAAATATGCCGTTTTTATCTTCGTTCTCGTCTACTTTTTTGCGGCACTTTGCGCCCTCGTCGTTTAGTTCTTTTTTGATTGCATCTTTTACATCACCTGAGACTGGTAAAAATGAATCTGCTTTACTGTAAATTGACATGACTAAACCGATCACGCCCTCAAGGTAACTTGCGCCGCCTTTTGAAGCGTTCATGATCTTCCTAAGCACTAGACCAAATTCATCAATAACATAATAACTTGCTTGGTGTCTGGTTAGGTTTCGTATTATTTCTTGCTCTGATTTTATGGCGCCATGAGTTGCAGCCGCGATGCCCGCTGTTTTGAGTATTTCATTAAATGCTTTCTGGACTGCTTCTTTGCCTGTTGAGCTACCAGCTATACAAAAGCTAAACATATTAGCTGTCATACCATCATGTGCATCTTTGGTTCTCATACCTGCAATGTTGCCGATCGCGGTTAATGCTGCGGCGACTGCTAGGTTTTCACGAGGGTATAAGCATTGGCTGTTTATCCACTTTGTTAACTCACCAACAAAACCTGGTGGTCTTTTTAAGTCGATGCCGCTAATGTCTAAACTAGGTTCAGGATCATCCGCTTCCAAATCACTGGTAAATTCTACAGACTGTACATAACCGTTTTGTTCTGCGTAATGGATCAAGCTGCCAAGGGTAACAGGGTTTGCAGATTTGCCGAATGAATGCCAGCGTTTACGCATCATTGTAAAATCATATTTCTCGCTTGCTTTACTCCATTCATCCCATATGCCGAAGCCGTCACCGTTAGTAGTGTGATGAATAGCCATACCACAACGTATCCATTCCTCATAATCGACATCAGCATTCTTATAACATGCCAGCATGTTTGTAATATCTTCGTCGGTTACGTCCATTTGTGCGCCGTTATATTCTGCGCGGTGATATTCTGGTTTCGCTAACAACTCTAATAATGCTGCTGGCGCTTCTTTTATTTCAAATGGGGAGCCATGTAAACATTCATATAAAGCGCCGCTTTTATGTTTTGATTCAGCTCCTACAACATAGCCAGATGATTTAAAGTCTATGCCTTTGTAGTCATCATGGTGCTGCGCCAATGCTGTAAGCTCTGGCACTTTAAAATATAAGTGCATGGATCCACCACCTGAGCCAGTCTTTACAGCAAAACCAGCCTCAGACAGTAAATCAATTTTAATGTCGCGGCATAAATCCATAAAAGCGTCCACGCCCTCATTTCTCGCGTCAACATCTACAACTAAATAGCCGTTGCATAACACACCAAAACCGCTATCGAACTGCCCCATTTCCTCCATTGTTTCCAGTTGTTCTTCTGACCAATCTGGCGTATGTTGCCAATTACTGGCTATTGGATGCTTACCAGCTGCGTCACAATGTGGGTTTGGGCAATCGCATTTATCACCCGTAAATCCATACAGGCCAAATATTTTCATCCCTGCTTTTATATAATCGTTTTGGTTCATATTAGTTCATCCCAAACAACAACATCAGGACGTAAATCTGCGCGTTTAAATAAACCGTCTGTTTTACGCTCAACAATAGTGGCGTGTTGTGCCGATATGCGCCCACGCTTTACCCAGTAATAAACAGATTGTGGCGTAACACCGCATTCATCTGCTAACCGCTTACGACTTCCAACCCATGCTATTAACTTCATTAATTGGTCTGACTGCTGCTGCTTTACTTCTGTTGCTGACTTCATTTTATTTTCTCTTTGTATAGTTAATGTTTGTGCATACTACTTTAAAATTTATTTTAAATAAAGCTTTACAACACGTTTTAATTAAAATAGTATTTGTAGCGTAGAGAGAAAAGAGGAGGACAAATTAATGTCATTACTATCTACCATTAGTAAACCCGCCGACCGTTCTGTTATCTGTACCATTACAGGTGATGCAGGAACAGGCAAAACCACGTTAGCCGCCACCTTCCCCAAACCGATATTCATTCGGATTGAAGATGGGCTTCAAGCAGTACCAGAAAGCATTCGCCCTGATGCTTTTCCAGTCATATCCAAGGTTGAACAGCTTTGGGAGCAACTAACTACCCTAATCACTGAGCCGCACGACTACAAAACAGTTGTACTTGACTCTGTAACGCAGTTAGAGACGTTATTTGCTGAGCATGTAATATCTAGCGACCCTAAGCAGCCTAAAAGCCTAGCGCAAGCCAACGGTGGTTATGGTGCTGGTTATCTGGCTGTATCTGCTTTACATGGTAGGGTTAGAAAAGCTGCAAAGGCTTTAAACGAAAAACGCGGATTGCATGTTGTGTTTATTGCTCATAGTGATGTATCAACAATTGAACTACCAGATCAAGACCCATACAGCCGCTATGAATTACGCCTTCATAAGAAATGTGTGCCGCATTACGTTGATAATGTAGACATGGTTTCATACTTGAAGCTTGAAACATTTACCACTGGAGACGGCGACCGCAAAAAAGCCATATCAACTGGTAATCGTATCGCTGTTTGTTATACGGGAGCCGCCCAGGTTTCTAAAAACAGATACGGTATTGCAGAGGATTTGGAAGTTGCTCAAGGTGTAAACCCTTTCATACCTTTTATTAAATCACTAACCCCTATAACTAAAAAAGAGAGTAAATAATTATGTCATTTTGGACTACAGAAGCACTAGCAAGTACAGGTACGGTAGAAACTGGCGGCGGGGATATGACACCTATCCCAGCTAAAACACAAGTCAAGGCTGCAATTGATGAAGCTAAATGGGACGCATATGAAGGCGATGAATATATTAGTTTACGCTGGACTGTATTAGCTCCCGCTGAGTTTAAGAACCGTAAAGTTTTCCAAAAAATAAGAGTAAACGACCCAGCCAAAGCAGAAAAAGCAAAGAAAATGCTTGGTGCAATCGCTGTTAACGCTGGTGGAGGACTACTTAAAACAGCGGGAGAGCCTACCGATTCAGACTTGCAAAAGCATCTACTGAATAAACCAATGGCTTTACTTCTACAGGTTTGGAAGATCAAGCCAGATGATGGTGGTGACGAAATAACAGGCAACTGGATAAGCTCAGTTAGCCCGTTAAAAGCCAAGACTCCACCACCACCACCAGTTGTTGATGATGGTCTTGACGATGATGACATAGATTTTTAATTTAACAATGGGCGGTTAAGCCGCCCTTTTTTTGGAGAGTAAAACAATGGAACAAAGATCACCCGAATGGTTTCAAGCTCGTAAGAGCAAAATTACGGGGTCAATGGTAGGGTCAGTGCTTGGCATTAACCCTTGGTCGACACCAGAGGACGCAATGCGCTCAATGGTACGCAGTCACTTTGGCACCGAGTCTGAATTTAAAGGCAATATAGCAACCGAATATGGCACATTGCACGAACCTAGCGCACAACGTGATTTTGAAATGATGAATGCTATGGACGTTCAAGAAGTTGGTTTTATTGTGCATCCTGAGAATGATTGGCTTGGCGCTTCGCCAGATGGTCTTTTGGGTGATGATGCTGTATTAGAAATTAAATGCCCTTTCGGTAAACGTCACGACATTGAGCCTAACTTTTTAGACGCATTAGAGCAACCGCACTACTACGCACAAACTATGATTGAGGCTTATTGCGCTGGTAGAGAATGGATATATTTCTATCAATGGTCAGCGTATGGCGATAAGTTAGAAACTTATAAATTAGATCAACATTGGCTTGATGAAAACATACCCAAGTTAAAAGCATTTTATGACCAGTTTTTAATTGAGTGCAAAGACCCTGATAAATATCTAGCGCCTTTAGTCAGTAACTTTAAAGCCGATAAACTGGCAACGGCATACAACATTGCCAAGTCACATTTAGAACTTGCGAAAAAAGCTGTTGATGATGCAAAAGCCGATTTAATCCGCTTAGCAGATGGTAAAAAATGCAACATCAGCGGGTTACTTGTTTCACCAGTTGAGAAAAGAGGATCTGTTTCATACGCCAAAGCAATCAAAGACCTGTTGCCTGGGGCAGACCTTGAACCGTATCGCGGCAAATCAACAAGTTATTGGTTGATAAAATAATGCTCCGCCCGTACCAACAAGCGGCGTTTGATGCTGCAATAACATACATTAGAAAATGCTACGAGCCTTGTTTGATTGAAGCCGCTACTGGTGCGGGCAAGAGTCATATTATTGCATCAATAGCCGAATGGATACACAGTCACAGCGGTAAAAAAGTTTTGTGTTTAGCTCCGTCAAAAGAGTTAGTGACACAAAACCATAAAAAATACTTAGCAACAGGCAACCCAGCATCCATTTACTGCGCCAGTGTAAGCAAATCGCTTACTCATGATGTGGTATTTGGATCACCTAGAACGGTATTAAATTCAATTGAAAAATTCGGCAACAACTTTGCTGCCATAGTCATAGATGAAGCACACGGTATAACGCCAACGGTTAAAAAAGTTATTGAAGAAATGCGCGTAAATAATAAAAAAATACGCGTGATTGGTTTAACGGCTACACCATATAGGCTAGGCGACGGTTATATTTATCAGTATGATGAAACTGGTAGCCCTGTTTGTAATGAACAAGCAAAGGATCCTTATTTCAATACGCTGGTGTATCGCATAACCGCACCAGAATTAATTGAAATGGGTTATCTAACTAAACCCCACGCTGAACCAGTCCACGCGCAGAGCTACGACACAAGCGGCATAGTAAACCATACAGCCGCAGAGTATGAGCAAGCGTTCGAGGGTCAAGGTAGAAAAACCAGCTTGATCATATCCGACATTGTTGATATTTCTCAGTATCGAAAAGGCGTTATGATCTTCTGCGCCACCATCCAACACGCACAAGAAGCCCTTGCCAGCCTACCGCCTGAAAACAGTAAGCTAGTCACTGGTAAAACTGGCAGTAAAGAACGCGAACAAATAATAGAAGACTTCAAAGCTAGAAAATACAAATATCTAGTTAATGTGTCAGTGTTAACCACTGGTTTTGATGCCGAGCATGTTGACGTAGTGGCGCTGCTTCGCTCCACTGACTCAGTTGGCCTAATGCAACAAATAATAGGACGAGGTTTGCGCCTATGCAAAGGCAAAGATGATTGCTTGGTGCTGGACTACGCTGGCAACATAGAAAACCATTGTCCAGATGGTGATATATTCAACCCTAAAATTGAGGCAAGATACAAGGTCAGCGAATCGTTTGATATGGATGCAGTTTGCCCAGACTGTAACGTCAAGAATGTATTCAAAGGTAGAGACAATCCAGAACGCTTTGAGCGCGATATTAACGGCTATTTTGTAGACTTAGAAGGTCAGCACATATTAACCGACGACAAGCCCACACCAGCCCATCACGGGCGCAGATGCTATGGTCAAGACATAGTTGCAGGCCAAGCGGTAAGGTGTAATTACAGATGGTCTTTTAAACAGTGTTTAGAATGCGGACACGAAAATGATATTGCAGCCAGATATTGTGAAAAGTGTAAACATGAGTTGATTGATCCTAATGAAAAATTAATCTTAGACTTTAAACGCATGAAGGCCGACCCATACACCACCAGCACTGATAAAGTTTTATCTTGGCGTTGTCAATTGTGGACAAGTAAAGCAGGCAATGAATCTGTACGTGTTGACTTCACTACTGAGTTTGCATCGTTCCCAGTCTGGAGCGCACCAAGCAAAAGTTCGCGCAATATGAGAATGTGGGAGTTACTTTGCGGCGCTGTTTTTGGTGGTTATCTGCCAAGCTGCCAAGACTTCATGGATAAAATAGACGATTTTCAAGGTACTATGCCAAGAACGATAACCGCGCAAAAAGACAGGGCAAGTAAATTTTACAGAGTGCAAGACTACAATAGGAAAACAGATGAAATTCCCGACATCAATTAAAGTTTACGGCGACCAAAAATACCGTAATAAAAAATGCCCTCCCGAGTCAGCCGAGCAAATAACATTTTTTAATGTGTTAAGGCGTGAATACCCAGAGCTTGGAGCCATGGCGATACACCCACGCAATGAGGGCAAGCGTTCAATACAGCAAACGCAGCGACAAAAAGCTGAAGGCATGACCCCAGGGGCTAGTGATATTATTATCCCAGGGTGTCCGACTTTCGTTTGTGAAATGAAAAGACAAGATCATACTTTGTGTAAATGGGAACCGGAGCAAATTGCATACTTAGAACAATGTCAAAAAAACGGCGCTTTTGTTTGTGTGGCATTAGGGTATAAAGCAGCATTGGAGGCGCTAGAACAATGGAAGAAATAAACAAACAGTTAGAGCAAGTATTAGCTGGTGAACTATCAGCAAATGACGCGCATGAAGATGTACAGGCATGGCTTCGCGTATCTGTGTACAACTTAGCTTATAATGTTGCAGTACATAAAACAAAAACAGGAAGGGCAAAGGCGCTTGAAATGGTCAAAGAAGATCAACCCGCTTTTTATGATGACGTAAAAACAATGGCTAAGATAATATTTAAAACCTTTTAAAAAAAGCTTTACATAATGTTTTAATGTGTAGTATCTTAATTGCACTTAAACAAATTAAG